ATAATAAATATATCTGCAATCACTCCTAAGGTGTACAGAGTGGTATTGCCATAGCATGAGCCTTTGACCTTATAATTTACCTAGCATGATAAGTACCAATACACTCACCAACAATAACTACATCATCTACATCAATAAATACGGCAGTATAATCTGAATTGCATGGTTGAAGCATCATCTTATTATCTACCTTGTATAACTTCTTCAAAGAGGCGGACTCTTCCGCACCATAGCACACTGCATAAATCTCACCATCAATGAAGTCAAAATCTTTCCTTAGGAAAGCAACATCACCATCATATATATTGGCATCAATCATAGAGTCACCTTTAACTCGTAGACAGTAATCCGCCTTGATAGATCTATCTACTAGAAAATATCCCTCAAAATTCTCTTCACAGTGAATGCCATTACCAGCACAGATTGTACCCAGAATAGGGATTTGTCGACCAGCTGGCACCATGATGTTTGATGGGAGTGGTTGATTGACACTTGATTCTGATGTAGGAACATCGAAACCCATCAAGTAAGAAATAGACACATTTAATACAGATGATAATTTTTCTAATGCAATTTGTTTAGGAAAATATCTACCAGATAAGTAAGAAGATAATGCGCCTTTATTTATATCAGCCTTATCACAAAGCTCGCTTTGTGATAATCCAGAAGCTTTAAATGCTTTATTTAATCTCTCAGTTCTAATATCCATTCAAATCTCCTTTATCTATAAGGTAATATCATTATACACATCACGTTTAGAAAATCAAACAAAAATATTTAGAAAATTAAACAAAAGGGTTGACAAGGAAAAAAACATGCGTTATAGTTTAGAAAACTAAACAAAGGAGGGAACAATGAATTACGATTATACAAATCTCAAACAAATAATCAAAACTAAATATACAACGTTTGAAAAGTTCGCAGATGCATTGGAAATTGGTAGGTCTACACTATCATTGAAATTAAATAACAATGCTGAGTGGAGTCAGGCGGAAATGAGTAGAGCCATGAAGCTTCTAGGAATTTCAGAAACAGAAATAAACAAATATTTTTTTTGCCATTAAGTTTAGAAAACTAAACAATGATGAAGAGGGAGAGGATGAAATATGCATAGAGATAAATGCCGTGTAGAAAAAATACTCGACAATCTCAAGAAAGAGAGCATCGAGTTAAATGATAATGGTTGCCACGTAACAATTGAAGTTGAACTACCAGATGGAAGCTTCTTTGTAGTCACACCATTCAACATTAGCGAGGATAAGTTAATTCAGTGTCCTAAATGTAAGAATTATGCACGTGTGGATTTTAAGTATTGCGTATTTTGCGGCTTAATGCTAACCCCAAATAATTGATTTTGCAGCATTGCAGGCATAGTCGAATAAGAGAGATTTTATTGCAGTACGAGCAAAATCACTTAAATCATCGATTGTATTAGCAAACTTAGCTGCTTGCACTGGAGTATCAATAGATTCGGTAATTAAATAAGGAATTGCATTTTTAATTACCGCTAAAGACTGTTCATCTAAAGGTGTATCTAACGATGCTATTTCAACAGCATTATCAATAAGTTTGATAGTCCAGGGATAAGGAGCACCGCATTTAGGACAATAGTATGGCTTTTTATAATAGCTTGTCAGAATGCTCGAATCTAAAAGATATCCTTCAATAATATAACCACATGATTCACAACGAGATACAGCTTCTGCTCCACAGGTTTTGCAAAACTGATGCTGATAAGAATTTGTACAACTCAAAACATGACCATTCTTACAGATAATAGCAGGATAGTATTTCATACTAAGCTCCTTTCAAAAACAAATAACTATATAGGAGATTATACATCTCGAAAGGAACATATCACAAGGAGGCGCAACATGAACAATAATAGAAGATTTCCTAGAGTAAGAGCCTCTACCAGGGCAGCGCATGATATATACCACAACAATACATATCTGCTGTCAAGAGATATCAAGGACCTTTTCAACTGTTCGCCAAGCACAGCGGGAAAGATTAAGAGAGTTGTACTAGAGGTGATGGCAGAGAGAAATGAAAGAATCTATTCAGATATTCCAGGACTAATAGACAAAGATATTCTTTTTGAACTAGCAGGATTAGATATTACGAAGATAGATAAAAGTTATAGAGAGCTAATGAGGTATGAAAATGTTTAAGAGTATGAAAGAGCTGTTAAAGGATGCGTGTGAAGAGAACGGAAACACGCAACTACAGGAGATTATCGGATGTATTAGCTTTGTAGCTTTAATCCCTGCAATATGGCTGTTCCTGTATGCAGCAGGATGCAGATAAGGAGGCAACAATGATAATTAGAACATTTGTAATTGGAATGGTGATAGTTGGTATCGCGATAATCCTAACCGAGCTACACCGTTACATAGTGTACAGCGAGGAGCTAGAGAGGGAGGAAGAAAGTGGAAGATAAGAAAAAGATATGTGAAATGCTCTTACCGGTATTGCAAGAGACCAGAGGTTTTAAAGACTTAATCTCACTGGAATACGAGCGAGAAGGGGCATATGAATTTGTAACCGCAACATATCATAACGGCTATCAGAAGACAGCCAACGTGACCGCCGATTCAGAAGCAGCAATGATTATCGATATTATCAAACAATGTCTGTAGAGAGGAGTAAAACATGGAAGGATTATGCAAAAACTGCGGACAGATGCATTTAGTGTCTGCAGAGACTCAGGAAGAAGCAGATAGAATCGCTAGTGAATCTTGTGATTGTGAGAACGAGGCAAAATGGCATCGCATGATGGAAGAGAATGTTGAGATGCTGTGTGGAGAGCAGTCAAGAAATCTAAACTTCATACCGCTGGATGATACAAGTCTTAGGTATGTGAAAACAACTTGTGAACTGATCCATGCAGGATTTATCAGTAATGCAAAATTCAGCACTGCCAATAGCGAAATCAAAATTAATGGAGTGTTGGGTAAGGTTGATATCAAGCGTACAAAGAAGCAGACAAACCAGATGACAATTTAGGAGGGCAATGTGGATTTTGAAAGAAGAAAGCGATATTTCGGAGACATCCTTTCCGAAGAACAACTTACAAGAGCAGAGCTTTCAGATATTGAAGATGCAATTGTAGAAGAGCTGGCACTTCCGGTTGTTAGTGCTGAAAACAAGAGAGAAGGTAATTCGGGAAAATCCTTATTCCTGTAGTGTGTGAAATGAAAAGAGAAGTATTAGACGAGTATTACCAGACGTGCCCATTTCCTAAACCAAAGACAACAAAGAAAAAGAAAAAAGTCAATGGATGGAAAAACAAGAAGTACAGGAGATGTAAGTATTGCGGAGAAGGAAACGCAGAAAGACATGAAGTATTCTTTGGAGCTAATCGACAAACATCTATCGATAACAATTTTCAGGTAGATGTTTGCAGAAAGCACCATGAGGAGCTTCATGCCAACAGTACAGAGTGGGCAATAAGCGAGAATAAAAAGCTTAGACAACATTATCAGCTGAAATATGAAATTGAGCTGATAGAGCAAGGCTATACAGCAGAGCAAGCAAGAAGAGAATGGATGCGGCTGATTGGCCGTAACTATCTATAGGAGGTGTAAAGATGAATTGGACAGTAGTAACAGTAACAGCGCTTATATGCTTAACACTAGCATTCATGGTAGTGGCAAGCGATAAGAAGTAATGTGCACAAAAGCAGAGTGTGATAATTGCGGCTGGGTGCATGGCACACCTGGAGAAAACAGAGCATTTAGGTGGTGCCGCAGAATACGTGGCACAGTTTGTGATCAGTGCTGCGAGAAATGCGAGTATAACGACGAGTGGCATTGTAGATTTGATCCTATCGGTAAAGCTCGAATGTACGAACTAACCTATGCTAACAATGATGATGAGCGAAGGATATCGAAGTTCGAAGAGCGTCTAAGACAAACGAAAAACGAATCATCAAGAGAATTAATGAACAATATTATTGAGCAGATTAAAGAGAGAATAGCTGAACGTGATAAAGAATACGAGAGTATTCACAGCGGGGAAGTTATTCTGACAAAGGAGTAAATCATGGAAAGAATCAACGAAGCAAGAGCGAAAATCACAGAAGAATCGCTAAAAATAAAAGGTGCGTTAGCTACATTTATTGAAGAGACAATAAATGAGAGATGCACCACAGAAGAAGTAGCAAACAAGATCCTTGATGGCAAGAAGTCCATCAAGGATTTAATAAACAATATAAGAAACAAAGCAAAAGAAAAAGCTGTTAATAACATGGCTGCAATCTCAGATGAAGAAGTGAGAGAGATGGTACTGAAGTATTACGAGATTGACGATACAAAGTCACAGAGTGCGGATGTAGTAGATATCCTGGATCTCATTTAAGGAGTCAGTTATGGAATATATATATCGCAACATAGAGAACATACCTGTTGATATCGAGTATCCGGATGATTTTGAGAACATAGTTACAGATACACTGTGTAAACCAATCATATACAACAGGTTTAAAAAGGTGGCGCATTGTCCCAAGTTCGGAGAAACCTTTGAATATATGGACACTATAAGAAAAGGTGACTTAGTTCCGTATAGAGGAGAGAACAGAGTAGCAATGCCTCATACATGCCATCCAGTGCTTTGTGACCAAACATATGTATGGATGTTCTATAGAGAAGAAACAATCTACTTTGTAGCAGCCTACGCATCTTGGGGGTATTACGGAGAAGAAGTTGAAAGCATGAGGGACGTCACACAAATATACATAGATCAGATTGTGTGTATATCTAGAGAAGAGCAATTCATGTATGCATATCAAGGAGCATATCGAGGTGGATGGACGAGATGTCAAGATGGTTCGATTCACCTTATAGATAAAGGTTACGTACATAACCTTGTAAATCAAGAACAGCTACAAGATACGTTCCTTAAGTACATGGATATACATGTTAGATATGCAGACTACATGATAAAGGAAGCTGCAGTATGTGCAAAGTATCCTCAGGTGGAATTTATAAAAAAGGCTGGACTAGAAGAAATTATTGAACGCAAGGTTGTGAAACTACCATCCTACATAGGACCAAATTGGAGAGCAAAGTCAATTCCTGAATTTTTAGGAATAACTCATCAGGATATAGAGAAGCTTAAAAGCTGGGGAATGTTTGATGTAGATAATATAGCTACTTACAAAATACTGGCCAGTCAAGGCAAAGTAAAAAAACACCATATTGGACTTGTAAAAAATGAATTCCAAATATCGGAGCTGTACGAGAATAGAAAAAAAGAAAACTTTGTAAGGCTAGCAACATACTTTGATAAGCAAAAGAAACGAATGAAGGAAGATAGTAACTACATCAATCACAGCGTTAAGTGGATGTACAAAGACTATCTTAAGCAACTTCAGGAACTCGGATATCCGGTAAATGATTATTACAGATACCCAAAGAATCTTAAAGAAGCACATGATCGCATATCAGAAGAATATCTAGCTATGAAGGACAAGATAAGGAAGGAAGCGGATAAAAAACGACAATTAAAGTTTGAAAAAAAGTTTCTGCCAAGATTGGAAAAAATGTGCTGGAGAGATGGCAAGTATCTGATAAGGCCATTAAGGAACAGAGCAGAGTTCAACAATGAAGGTCGAAACAATCATAACTGCGTAGCCTCTTATTATGAAAGAGCAACAGATGGAGGAACATCGATATTTGTATTAAGAAAAGTAGGAGCTGAAGAAGAATCGTTTGTGACTGTCGAAGTTGATTTAAAAATGATGAAACTAAAGCAGTGCTACGGTAAAGGCAATAGACTTCCTGAAGAGGGAGTAAAAGAATGGGTGGAAAAGTGGCTAGTAAGGATGATGAAGAAATTAAAGTACGCTGATAAAGCCACAATGAAAGGAGCAGCATAATGTCAGAAATAATGAACGTAGAGTATGAAGTTAATAAAGAGTTAGTAGATAAAACAACAGAAGAACTGCAGATAGAAGTAAACGGACTGTATCACCAAATGGAGATGATAGGCAACATTGCAATGATGATTGCAGCTAATGCAGGACAAAGATTATTAGTCATTAAGGACAGATTAAATCATGGTGAATTTGAATCATGGTGTGAATCACATCTAGATTTTTCCAAGAGAAAGGCTGAGATGATGATGTCTCTGGCCAAAAGATGTGAAGAAGAAAATAGCCTCTTTTCAAAAACGCAAACGTTTGCGGATTTGAGTATTTCCAAGGTGTTCGCCCTTTTGGCGGCACCTGAAGAAGTAGCTGTAGAGGTGGTAGAAAACAATGATATTTCTGAAATGACGGTTAGAGAGCTGAAGGAGGAAATCGCAGATCTTAAATCGCAGAATACAGAGATAGTCGAACTAAAGAGCAGGATTAAAGAACTAGAAGAAGAAAAGCCGGAACCAGGAGCAAGCTCTGATGAACTCGAGAAAAGAGACAAAGAGATTGAAGAGCTGAAAGAAAAGCTGAAGAAGGAAAAAGAAAAGGCAAAGCAGATCAAGAGCAAGAATGATGAAGAGGTCAAGAAAGCTCTTGAAGAAGCAAGAGTTGAATTAGACAGAGAGGTTGAAAAGGCAGTCGCTACAGCAAAGGTCCAGGCAAAAGCAGAAAACATGAAAACTGAAGAGGAACTATCAAAGGCTAGAGCGGAAGTTGAAAAGCTCAATGCAGCTGTAGCGAGCGGAGAAGTTCTAACAGCATTCAGAATTAATGTTAACAGTCTACAGACTACATTCAATGAGTGCATGAATCAGCTTGGCCAGATGGACAAAGAATCTGCTGAAAAGTTCAAAGGAGCATTGAAGAAGATTCTTACAACTGAACTTGAAACACTATCTAAATAAAGAGGTCAACATGGAAGACGAAGTAATAATGGAATTTCTAGCAAGTGAATTCATAGCTGAGAAAAAGCGACTGCCAGAAGGAACTGAAGTAGATGCATTGGCGATAGGCTTTTTGGCAGGAACTAAATTAATGAATCAGATAACAGAAGGAGCACTGCAGATTTATGAAGATTAAGTGGGTAAAGAAAATAGAAAGAATATCAGATGCAGGAGATGTAAAGGAGTCGATATACAAACCTGAAAATTGTAAAGGCGATATATCTATAGAAACAGTAAAGAAGGCTATCAGATTACAGAGCGGTAGCAGATGGGAAACAAATTCTATAAAGATACATAAAGATGGAGCGGTTCTCAAAACAAACTATGACACATTTGAGAAAGCATGCGCAGCTGCAGAAAGGATGATGCATTAATCATGAATATGACAACGAAAGAATTCCTAGAAACTGCTAACGAAGAAATGAGCCGCAAGGTGTGGGAACACTATGGAAAAGAAACACAGAAAAAGAAATTCATTGAAGAGCTATCGGAGTTAATAACAGCATTGGCCAAAGAAGATAGAAGAGCTATTGGAGAAGAAATGGCAGATATAAAAGTCATGATAATGCAGTTTGAAAACGGAATGGAGATAGACACACTTCCAATCATGAATTACAAGCTACATAGACAGTTAGCAAGGATAGAAAACGAAAACAACAATAAATAGTTTATAAAGGTGTGGTTATAAATATAAAGCTCCTTAAGTTATATAGATTGTTCAATGCCATAGCGAATCACCACCTTTATATATAAGGAGAAAAAATGAATCAAGTAATACTAATAGGCAGACTAACAAGAGATCCCGAACTAGTATACACACCTGGCAATCAAACTGCAGTTACACATTTTAGCATTGCAGTTGATAGACCAGGAACACAAGGAAGGGAAAAGCAAGCTGACTTCATTCGAATAACAACATTTGGTAAGCAAGCAGAGAACTGCGATAGATATCTACATAAAGGAAAGCAGGTAGCTGTGAATGGAAGAATACAAACAGGCAGCTACAAGAACAAAGAAGGACAGACAGTATATACAACAGATGTAATTGCAAACAATGTAGAGTTTTTGGGAAGCAGCCAGCAAGGAACTCCAAGACAGCCAGACGAAGCATATAGTGATAGTGCACCGAACTATCAAGAAGAGCTGCCGGATGGCTTTGAAGCAACTGAAGAGGATATACCATTCTAGGTAGCAAAGGAGAATAACAAAGAGATGGACAAATTAGAAATACTTCAAAAGTCTGACACAGCAAGCGAAACATTCATAATGATATTGGACGAACGTCAGATAGAAACTATAGCGAATGAAATTTTGCAAATTGGAGAAACTAGATTTAACAAATACATATGTGAAATTACAGAACACGGATAATGGCTATTACAAGAAAAGAAAAGAGGTCCAATAGGAAAAAATGATATGAAACTGTAGCAACAACTTAATAAGGATAAAGAGCACAAATAGTAGGTAACTTAACTACACAAGCTACAGATCATATAAATCTGCAGATGGTCGCAAGGCCATCTGCATAACCTTAGGAAATAAAAACTACATATATATAGAAGAAAAGAAAAGGCGGTGAGAATCCGCCATGAAGGTTCATCAGAGTATTATTACTAGGTTCATCGGGAGAACAACAATGTTAGAAAGAGTCATTAGAGAAACATGTATAGCTGGAGCAGTTATTGATAGATGCATAAAGGCAAGCTTCCCTCGTGGTGGAAAAAGAAAGAAAAAAGAAAAAGCTACATCGGATGCTGTAAAAAAGAATAATGATATGCTAGCGTTAAAGAATTTAACTAGACTAATTAATTTAAACTTTTATCCTGGTGATCTACATACAACACTTACCTATGCAGAAGAGCTATCACCTGAAGAGGCTAACAGCGAATTGGAAAAGTGGATAAAGAGAATGAGACGCGAATATAAGAAACTTGATAAGGAGTTTTACTATATCGCAGTAACTGAATTTAAGAACAAGAGAATCCATCATCATGTAGTCATGAACTACATAGATTTTCAAGTAATCAATAGACAGTGGAAGATGGGGAGAATTCGCTGCACTCCATTAGATAAAACACGCAACTACAGAGTGCTTGCTGAGTACCTGATTAAGGAAACTCAGAAGACATTTCGCGAGCCAGAGAATGCTACAAAGCGTAGATGGAAACCAAGTCGCAACTTAAAGCGCCCAGTTGTAAAGAGAGAATGGGTATCAATAAGTCAATTGTTTCAGAATCTTGATGATATAAAACCTCTAAAGGGATACGAGATTGACAGAGATACATTACGCAAGTATACAAATCCAGTAACAAAACTAGATCATCTTGAGTATCAAATGGTATCCAATGAAGCTGTGCCAAGGCTTAGCGTGTGGAGAAAAGGAAAGAAGGTTAATCGAAACGAAACATATAGAAAGATGGATGAGATGCGTCAAATGGATATGGAACTAGAGGACCATGCAGCAGTTTGGGATGTGCTGTAGGAATTTATAGTGTGTTAAAACATATTGCTGAAGAGGTGAGGTAAACATGATGACAGCAAAAGAATTTATGAAACAGCATGAAAGAGTTGTTGAGAAGATAAGACAGATAGAGATACAGATATACGACATTGAACAAACACTAGGAATCAAGGGCGTCAATTATGATTATCAACCACACGGAAGTGGAATTAGCCAAGTAACCGAAGCTACAGCAACAAAACTAATAGAACTTAGAGAGGTGCAGAGAGATTTAGTTGATAAGCTCTGGACAAAGAGGATTGAGATTGAGCGCGTTATCTTTATGATTGAGGATGCGACATTTGCTGAACTACTGCAGCGGAAGTATATCAGACTGCAGACCTGGGACAACATAGCTGGTGAAATGAAGTTTGATAATAGATATATATATAAACTTCATGGCAAGGCTTTAGTTGAGGTCGATAAAATTATAAGAAAAAGAAAGAGGACATAAAAAGACAGGGTGCCGGTCGTGTATAGTATACGTGAGGATAAACCATGAATAACTCCTTAGATAAATATTGTTCAAGCGGTGGCGAAAGCTGCCGCATTTATTATGAGATTATGGCAAGAGAATTCGCACAGAAGTTTTATAAATCAAAAGAGTGGAAGTCGGTCAGAGCTGTAGCAATGGCAAGAGCTGGTGGAATGTGTGAGAGTGTGGGATGCTTTCGTCCAGCAGAGGAAGTTCACCATAAGATCCATCTCACTCCGCAAAATATATCTGATCCAAATGTTGCACTGAATGTTGATAAGCTTGAATGCTTATGCAGAGATTGTCACCAGGCAAAGCATAGGGCGGATAGATTAAATGGACGAAAGAAAAATAATCAAGGCAATGGGTGGGAGAGAAAAATTTTATTTGATGAAAATGGAGAGCCAATCGAGTCCCCCCTAAAAAATAAAAAATAGCAATTATAGGAGCACCGATGCCAAGGTCACAAGAAAAACCGACTGCGCGCGCACGAGCGTTTTGGAAAATAAGAAGATATCTGAAGAGGAAGGAGAAGATGTATTGAATAAGACAGACAAACGAAGAAAAGCGAAGGAAATACTTGAAATTGCAAAACGTTACGGTGTCCAAGAGAACTTCTTCTTTGCTACAACATTCGAGCGATATGTAGTGCAACTGGATATGCTAGATAAGCTAGAAAAAGTAATAAAAAAAGAGGGTACTCTTGTAGAAAAGGAATATGTAAAAGGGCGAAAAAATCTAGTTGCCAATCCAGCAATCGCTGAGTATAACAAAACAACAACATCAGCTAATGGAACAATCACTACTCTGATGAAAATCATTGATTCTATAAAAGAATCTGATGCAGATGCAGCTAAAGAGCTTATGGAATTCATACAGGGACAGAAATGCTAGTAAATTATCCGAAAGAGTATTTGAAAGCGATTCAGAGTGGAGAGATTGTTGCGAATGAGAAAATAACAAAACTCTATCAGAGAGAATGTGCGTATATGGATGATGCACCTAATTCTGATAAATGGAAATGGCACTATGATCAATCCATAGCAAATAGACATATAGAATTTATTGAAAGATTCTGCGCACAAAGCAAAGGTGAATGTGGCGGAAAACCGCTGAAATTGATGTTGTGGCAGAAGGCTGGCTTATCACTACTTTATGGATGGATTGACAAAGAAGGCATGCGAAGATTCCGCGAGTTTGCACTGTTTATCGGGCGGAAGAATGGTAAAACAGAGCTAGCTGCTGCTATGTCACATGACATGTTAATCAACGATGGTGAAAATGGTCCTGAAATTGTATGTGCTGCAAATGCAAAAGACCAGGCAATGTTACTATTTACTGAAGCTGCAAATATGAGACAGCAATCGGCAGCACTCCGAATGGTTGAAAAAAAGAGAAGAACAGACATATACTCTGAATTCAATTTTGGAACACTCAAGGCGCTTTCGTCTAAAACTGATAACATGGATGGATTAAATCTTTCGTTCGTAATTCAAGATGAAATACACGAACAAAAGAATAGCGCTATGTATGATGTTTTATTCCAATCACAAGCATTTAGAGCACAGCCCATATACATGTTAATAAGCACCAATGGCTTCGTTCGAGAAGCCTTTTTTGATGCCAAATATAGCGAGTATGCAAACATAGCACTATGGAATGAGGGATTTGAGGATTACACAGTATTGCCTCTTATATATGAGCTAGACAACAGAGAAGAATGGACTGATGAAGAGGCATGGATAAAAGCAAATCCAGGACTAGGCACAATCAAAAAGATTGATACATTAAGGAATCATGTTGAGAAGGCACAACGAAATCCGCAGTTCCTTCCAACAGTTCTTACGAAGGATTTCAATTTGCCTGAAAATAGTGCAACTGGATGGTTGTCATATGAAGAGGCTAATAACACTGAAGTAGTTGATATGGAATATTTGCGTAACAGTTATGCGATTGGTGGATGCGATTTATCAGCAACAACGGACTTAACATGCGCAACGGTCATTATACGTAAGCCGAATGATGCAAATACATATGTTCTTCAGAAGTACTTCATTCCTGAATCAAAGATGGATGCAACGAGAGGTGATACTAACAACAATCTCGAAGCACCATATAAACTTTGGTCTGAGCAAGGGTGGTTAAAAATATGCGAAGGAGCAACAGTTAATTATCACGATGTAACAGAGTGGTTTGCTGATTTAGTTAGAGAGTACAATATACGACCGCTTAAGATTAGCTATGATGCTGCCCTGTCGGGATATTGGGCGGAAGAGATGAAAGAGTATGGATTTGAGATGGAGAAGATAAGGCAAGGAGCATTTACATGGACTTATCCAATGAAACTCCTTCATGGTGCATTTGCAGAACATAAAATTATCTATCAAAACAATCCAATGCTGAAATGGTGCCTCTTAAATACAGGTGTCAAGACGGCTAATGCAAAGGGCATTGAATCAATTATGCCAGTTAAAGGTTCATCTCAAAAGAGGATTGATGGAATGGTATCACTACTTAATGCCTGGACAGGCTTATACAACGATGAGGAAGATTATATGAGGTGGATTAAGTAAATGAATATATTCACAAAATTTATTAACAATTTCCGCTCAGGAATTAAAAGCTTGAGTAGATGGAAAGAGATGGGATCGTTCACTGCGGTGTTCTCAAATTTCGGTCGTAACATGAATAAATCAGAAATCGTTAGATCATGTATAAGACCGCTAGCTGAACAAACGTCAAAGGCATCTGCGACGTGTACGGATAAAGCTATTGAGCGATTGCTCAAATTGAGCCCAAATCCGTTCATGAATGGCAAAGACTTTCTATACAAGGTTAGAACTCAGTATGAGCTAAAAAATACAGCATTTATCTTAATTATGCGTGAGAACAACGCTATAACAGGATTCTATCCGATTCCTTATATATCATTTGAGGGATTAGAAGATGAACAAGGGGATATATACATCAAGTTCTACACCGCGAAGGGTGAATACATATTCCTATGGGATGATTTAGTAGTACTCCGGAAAGATTACAACGAACATGATATAGGCGGAGATGATAATGATATCCTGCTCAATACACTTGAAATGATAAATGTGTCAAATCAGTCTATATCTAATGCGATAAAATCAACAGCTAACTTACGTGGAATATTGAAAAGCACCAAAAGTATGTTGGATGTCAATGATACCAAGAACATCAGGGATGAGTTTATTAAAAACTATATGGACTCTGCAAACGAGGGAGGTGTAGCTGTACTTGACACATCTATGGAATTTACACCTATAAACATGTCACCAACCATCGCAACCTGGAATAACCAGAAGGAATTTCGCGAAAATGTGTACAGATATTTCGGTGTGTCAGATGAAATCATTATGAGCAAGGCTACACCAGAACAAATGCAGGTGTTCTATGAGATGAAAATTGAACCATTCCTCATGGCGCTATCTCAAGAGTTAACAAGAAAACTCTTCTCGGAGAGACAGCTTGCATTTGGTAATGAGGTAATCTTCCAATCTAGCACAATACAGTTTATGAGCATGAGTGATAAATTAGCGCTTAAAGATTATATTGACCGCGGAGCTTTGACGCCTAATACATGGTGCGACATTGTAGGATTGCCACATGTAGAGGGCGGAGACGAACCTATAAGGAGGCTTGACACTGCACCTGTGAGCAAAGTTGCGAGTTCACTAGAAGGAGAAAAGGATGATGAATAAAGAGAGGGAATATAGGAATCTCGAATTAAGAGCAGATACAAACGATTCAGGAGACTTTTTAGTACGTGGATATGCATCAACGTGGGATAAATACATGTTGTGGGAGTGTGATGGCATTGAATATTACGAAGAAATTGATAGAAACGCATTTGAAGAGGCTGACCTATCAGATGTTGTATTCAGAGTTGATCATACAGGCAGAGTATATGCGAGAACATCGGCTAATACAGTGAGTTTGAGTACAGATGATACAGGATTGGCAATTACAGCTGATTTATCCAAAACAACAGCAAGTAGAAGCTTGTACGAAGATATCATAGCTGGCAACTATCCGAAGATGTCATTTGCATTCACGGTTAAAGAGGATAAATACAATTCTGAGACTAGAACACGAACAATCCTGAAAATTGATAAGGTGTTCGATGTATCACCAGTGTCATTCCCTGCAAATCCTAACACGGAGATTAGCGCGCGTGACTACTTCAACGGAGTGATTGAAGGAGTCGAAGCGGAGAGACTTGAGCGCATTAGATTTTCGAATATGGAATTGCAGAATGAAATAAAGAGAAACATTATCATAGCAAAGCTAGAAGGGAGCCTAAATGAATAAGGACGAAGTAATGAAGAGCCTCAAAGAGGTTAATGAAGAAATCGAAGAAATTATCAAGTCGCTAGATGAACCTACAGATGGTGATGACGATAAAACAGATGATCCAGATGAAAAAAGAGCAAAACTTGAAAAGCTGGAAAAGAGATCCAATGAATTAATCTCAAAAAAGAATGACCTTGAAAGTCAGCTGAAGGAGATTGAAGAGAGAGAAGTTAAAGAAAATAAGTTAAAAGAGCTAAGAGGCGTGCTCAATACAACAAAGACAATCGAGAAGAGAGGAACAGAGGACATGGAAAAGAACTACAACGTTAATGGAGCAGAATATCGTAGTGCATGGGTTAAAGATCTAATGGGTAAGGAACTCAACACAGAGGAAAGAGCAGCACTCACAAGTGCAAATGCTGTTATTCCTACAGGAATCGCTGAAGAGGTATATTCAGTCGTAGAGGCATCACCTCTTGTTGATGCAGTAGATGTATCTCACATTACAGGCTACGTAACATTCCCAGTAGAGACTGCAGCATCTGATGCAGCGTGGGTAGCAATGGGAACAGCTGCAACTGATGGAACAGACACACTCACACCTATTACGCTTAATGCATATAAGCTGATTAAGACTGTGGAAATCACAGCAGATATCAGTGCGATGTCTGTAGCTGCATTTGAGAAGTGGATTGTCGCAAGACTTGCTGACAAGATTCTTAAGGCTGTGAATAACGCAATTCTTAACGGAACAGGAGCATCACAGCCATCGGGTATCTTCAAGGTTAAGAATTCCGCAACCGGAACATTCACTAAGGCAGGTATGACATACAAGGACCTAATGAAGGTACTCGCTGCACTTCCAACAGGCTATGCTGCTAATGGAACACTAGTAATGAACAGAGCACTGTTCTATGGAGACGTGCTAGGAATGACAGATTCCAATGGACAGAAGGTGTGCGTAGCTGATGCGCAGTCACCAGCTAAATTCAATGTGCTTGGCTACCCAGTAATCATTGACGACAACTGCCCTGCAGATAAGTTGCTGTTCGGTGACCTCAAGGCATACAAGTTTAACTTCGCATCAGATACAGAGGTTAAGCCTGATGCATCTGTAGGATTCAGAAGTGGTTCTGTTGTATGGAGAGCAATGACACTTGCTGATGGAAACCTAGGAGATGCAAGAGCAATCGTAAGATTCGACAGAGCGACCGCATAAGGAAGTGAGTGACAATGAACGCACTGGATTCTGTAAAAACAGCGCTGAGAATAAAGCACAGCAAGTTAGATGAGAGCCTTAAGGCTGATATCGATACTGCACTTGATGAGTTAAAACGCGTTGGAGTTTCCAGCGCGTTTACTGTCATTAAGAATGGTGAAATTGAAGACTTGCTTGTGCTTAAAGCTGTTCAAACATATTGCCTATGGCAAAATACCGACTCCGATAAACTTATGGAAAAGTACAGAGATGCATTTTATATGCAAGCTGATGGATTGAGGAAGGATGTGGATAGACAGAATGTATAACGATATTGTGACACTGTACAGACTGGATATATCACAAGATGAGAGTGGCAATGAAGTTGCAACACTTATAGATCCACAAGAACTATTTTGTAAAGCTAAGTCTATCGGCATGAAAGAGTTCTATGCTGCCGCTACTACAGATATGATGCCAGAACTAACCTTAGTACTCTCTGATGAATATGATTATGACAATCAGAAAATTGCGGAATATAGAGGTGTATTCTATGACATTAGTCGAACGTATGTAAACGGACATGAAGTTGAATTAACACTGATGAAGAGGCTAGGAACAAATGAACGATAGTATAGAATCGCAAATCTCGGATATTATAGATACATATAGCGAGGATGTTAAGAAAATAGTTGAAAGAGTCGGAAAGAATGTTGCAAAAGATTGTGTAAATGATGTTAAATCTAGAGCTACCGCAATATTCAAAGGCGAGGGAGGATATGCTAAAGGGTTTAAATCAAAAAAACTAAAAGAAGGTGCTTATGTTGTATACAATGCAACTAATCCTGGATTAACTCACTTGCTAGAAAACTCTCACATAACAGGAAAAGGGACTGGTAGATATGCAGGGAGACCACATATAAAGCCCGCTGAACAAAAAGCTATAAAAGAATATGAGGATAAGCTTAGAGAGGAGTTAAACCGTGGGTAAGATTAGTCAATTGAATAACTGCTTAAAAAAGCTAAAAGTACCTGTGGCATATGGTAGATTTAAAAAAAAGCAAGAATTTCCATTCATTATCATGATAGGAGCTGGAAGCACATTTTTTTCGGCAGATAATAATTCTATATTCCACGAAGAAAATGAGTATAGGGTAGAGCTTTACTTTCAAAACAAGGATGAAAGTCTAGAAGAGGAAATTGAGAACGCTCTTGTTAGTAATGAGTTTGCAATCCTTGATAAGAGCGAAGATATCTACATCGATAAAGAAGATTGTTTTGAGTTGTATTACACAATCTCATAAACGAAAGGAGAAAAAATGGATAAGAATAAAGTTGAATTTGGTATATCCAATTTACACGTAGGAACATATGATGTAAATCCTAGCACTGGTGCTGTAACGATGGGTGAAGGAATTATACTGCCTGGCGCAGTATCGCTCTCTCTTGAGCCAGAGGGAGACAGCAATTCATTCTATGCTGATGATATGATCTTTTATAGTGATTACCAGGATAATGGATTTTCGGGAACTCTTAAGGTTGCGAAATTTACAGACGACTTTAAAAAGAAGTTTTTGGGATATGTAGAAACAAAGGATGGCGGATTGGCAAGTATGAAGGGCGCAGTCAAGCCAGCATTGTGGGTATCCTTTGAGGCTAAAGGAGATAAGGAAAAGAGAAGAGTTCTGCTTTACAATGTAACACTAGGAGGTATTTCGAGGGAATACGAAACAACTAGTGACAAGAAAGAGCCGGCAACAGAATCATCAAAAATTACAGTAATTGGTGATAATGCTACAGGACTCACTCAAGTAGTTTATAATCCTTTAGATGCAGGATATGCGAATGTGTTTTCTACACCAGCGAAGCCAGAATTAAAGGGGTAAGCCAATATGAAAAAAATAATTAAAATTGATGGCAGTCAGCCTTGTGAAATTAACAGTTCACTCCGCTGGCTCTTTTTTTTTTGATGAGAAATCGGTGATGATATACTGCCCGATCTAATGCCGTTGTTAGAGGCGCTACTAGGGACTGTAGCAAAAGCAATCGACGATGGAGATGATAGTGGCAACATATTAGCACATATCAACGGAGAAGTGATTGAAGATGCGTTGGATACATTATACGGGCTAGAAACAACAACTGTACTCAATATCATTTGGGCACTTGCAAAGAATAGCAATTCTGAAATTAAGGGTCATGTTGAATGGATTAACCAATTTGAACGTATTGAACTGGATAAGATCCTTGCGCCTGTATTTGAATTAATTGTTAGTTCTTGCGTAAGCCCAAAAAACGCGAAGAGCCTTCTGAAGATAAAGAAAGCAGTGAAGAATATCAAGGAGGCTATACCTTCAATGACATCCTCATTGCCTGTATCGACAGAGGGCTAACGTTAGAAGATGCTAGACGTATGGAGTTAGGGCAGATTGTAGATTTCTGCCAAACATGGAATGAACTTCATAGTGCGGATTCTGGATCTGCTAAAAGCGGTGCTAGTAGTCGAAGAGCAAGTCAGACCGATTGGGATAAATTCCTAGGATAGGAGAAGAAATGGCAGGAAACATCAAAGGAATAACAATTGAATTTCGGGGAGAGACTACGAAGCTAGGCAAGGCAATGCGTACAATTAAGAATGAATCTAGAAGTATAGATTCAGAACTTAAAAAAGTGAATCAAGCATTAAAATTTAATCCCGGTAACACAGAATTAATTGCTCAAAAACAGTCTTTGCTGAAACAGAAAATCAAGTCAACAGAGCAAGCACTAAGTGAACTGAAAAGTGCGCAAAAACAGCTCGACGCAAAAGGTGTTGATAAGACGTCTGCAGAATATCAAAGCTTGAGACGAGAAATCATAGAAACTGAGTCAAAGCTAAAGACATTCAACAGAGAACTTAGGAAGGTTAAATCGCCATCACTTATGCATGCAAGTGTAGAATTTAAGAAATTTGGAAGCACACTAACGCATATTGGGCGCAATGCAACAATAGCAGGCGCTGGATTAATTGCGTTAGGTTCTAAGTTTACTTCAGCTGCTATGAAAGCTCAGCAGTCACAGACAAAACTCGAGGAAGTTATGAAGTCTATGATGGGTGCTAGCAAGAAACAAGTTGGCGAAATAAATAAAGTAATTGATGCGGAGGCAAAGACTGGTGTTGTTGGCAAAACTGCTCAGCGTTCAGGCGCGCAGCAACTAGCAACATACTTGCACAGCACAGAAGCGTTAAAGAAACTAACACCAGCTATGAACGATTTAGCGGTACAGATGCATGGAACTAATGTAACTCAAGAAGACATGATAAATACTGCAAATATGTTCGGTAAAGTTTATTCAGGACAAGTCGGTGCACTTAGACGTGCTGGTGTATCTTTTGATAAAGCGCAAGAACAGGTGCTGAAGTATGGAAATGAAGAGGAAAAAGCCGCAATGCTTGCACAGGTCATTTCTCAAAATGTTGGAAACATGAACCAAAAGATGGCGGAAACACCATCAGGGCAACTTGCACAAGCACGCAATCAAATTGCTGGCATGTCAGCTCAATTAGGCGCAACATTACTCCCGGCACTTGGACAACTAGCTGCGTGGATTAGTGCTAATATTCTTCCAAAGATACAGTCTTTGATAAGCTTCCTTGAAGGGCATCCAGTGATGGCAAAAATAGCAATTGGAATTACTGCTGTGCTTGCTATAGGTGGGCCTCTGCTTGTTATGATAGGATCAATTGCAACAGCAATAGGTGTGTTGATACCTGTAATTGGAGCAATAACACTACCAATGCTAGCTATAGTGGGAGTAATAGCAGGTGTAATAGCTGCAGGTGTAGCTTTATATACTCATTGGGCGCAAGTAAAGGCGCGTGCGGCGCAAGAATGGAATGCGATTAAGGCAGACGCTGTTAAAATATGGAACGCTGTTAAGAGCGCCATAGTAAGTCCAATTATGACAGCATACGCAACAGTAAAAGATATAATTAGCAAAATTAAAAGTATATTTAACGCAATTAAACTGAAGCTCAACATTAAACTACCACATCTATCTGTACATGGAGGTAGTCCTCCGTTCGGTATTGGAGGAAAAGGAAGCTTACCTAAGTTTGACGTTAAATGGTATAAAACTGGTGGTATTTTCAATTCCGCAAGTGTAATTGGTGTTGGTGAAGCGGGCGCAGAAGCGGTAGTTCCTCTAGAAAAGCTTTGGAATAATCTAGATGGTATGAAATCTGAAATAGCTCAATCGCTATCAGCAACATTAATGCAAATGGTACCGATGATGGCAGAGAGTATGGCGACGGCTATGGAGGGAATGTCATTTAATGTTTCGGATAAAGAGTTAGCTAGAGCTGTTGCCACACCGATATCAAAGGAATTAGAAAAAATTCATATAAGAACTGATAGAAGAAATGGGAGAGTATAGCTATGTTTCTAGGCAAATCTCACAGTAAAAATTCAATAATTCTTAACGGGCAGCACATAGAAGATGTGTTGCCCGGTTTTTTAACATGCTATGTAAAAGGTAGAGAAAGTTTAGCTGCGGATCTTAAGCAGATAGAACTTGAACAGATATCTGGTTCGAGACTAAGGAGAAAGAGATTCCCGGTTAGGATATTAAAAATAGGATACTTGATAGAAGGTAGAACTCCAGAAGATACCTTAAGAAAACTAAGAAAACTGAATGAAATACTAAATGTTAATAACGCAAAAATTGTATTTGAGGATGAAAAGGATGTGTATTATATTGGAACTCCGGTAATGGGTGGGGAAATCAGCCACAACTCTAGAGTTCGAACAAGTGAATTTGAAATACACTGTCTTGATCCATTCAAATATAGTACAAGCGAATACACTGTAACAGCTACAAATGGAAAATTCGATATAAATTACAATGGCTCGCAACCTAGCTCACCATTGTTTTCGGTTAATTTTGCTCAGGCAAAGCATGGAGAGAGTGGATATGTAGTGTTTTCTGATAAAATGGGACATTCCATTCAAATTGGAGATCCAAAAGAACTTGATACAACTTCACACAACGCGAGTGAAACTCTTATTGATGATAAATTTGATGAAGCGACAATAGGAAGTTGGAGCTTAAACACAGGGAAGTCACATGAAGGGCATTTATATCAAGGTGCATATCAAGTTAAGGAATCCGGGAGTAAATACATAACACCTTCAAGTTATGGAACAAATACAAGCGCGGAACTAAGCGGCCCATCTATAACGAAACAGATACCGTTAGACAGTCAAGGCGCCAAAGGTGCAAAGAATTTTGAAATGTCATATTTTTTAGTATGGTCGTTAAATGACAGTTGTGATCCTCGTTGCTTAGGAACACATGAGTGCATGATATATGACGATAACGGAAATGTTGTTGCAGGTGTCGAGTTGCTCAAGTGGTATTCAGGAACAGCTGCAAATGCGAAGATATATGCGGGAGGCAAGTACGTGCATTACTTTGAATTCGATGCCGGCTATTTCTCGGACTGGTTCGGATTCGGATATGCAGGACACACTCCTGTACGTACTATATCGATTAGCAAGACTGGTGATCAGTTCCGATTTAATGTAGGTGGACGCATATTGTCATATACAGTTCCAGAGGGTAAGGAAATGAAAGCTACTAAAGTTACTTTTGCCTCGACGAAGTATAGAGGTATGGGCGATACTTACCCGCCAATGCTAAATTATCTATTTTGGACAAAGTTCCGAAAGACGAATGTTGAACAGTTTGTTGATATTCCTAATAAATTTGCAAGAGGAGACAATCTCGTAGCGGACTGTTCGGATGGCTCTATAAAAGTGAACAACTTACCTAGACCGGATTTAGGCGCACTAGGCAATGATTGGGAAACTCTAAAGCTCGTTCCAGGACAGAACACAATTAACTTTGCTCACTCGTCGTTCACGACAGATAAACCAACTGCAAAACTAACCTATAGAGAGGTGTATTTATGATTGTATACTTCGCTGATAGAAAAATGCAGATACTCGGTCAAGCTTCCACAAATCTTAATGATGGTATATTCATCATTGATGATACGAAGACTGAGTATATATCAAATGGTGTTGTTATATTTGAAGCTACAATTTGCTATGCCGGTAGATCTGAAAAAGATATGCGTAAAATCTGCGCATCAGGAAACTATTTACTGCGAAAGCATAATGCAGAGAATGAATTTTACACCATTATAGATCGTGAATTCAATGAGGAAGACAAGGAGGTCACGCTGTACTGTGAAGATGCAGGAATGGATCTCCTAAACACCATAGCTGAGAAATACGAGGCATCCCAAGCCTACACCGCTGTCGGATATATAGAAGAGTGGATACGTGGTACAGGTTTTGAAATCGGAGTGAATGAAATCTCAAATCTTAAGCGCCAGCTAAAGTGGGATAGCGAGAGTACTGTAGCAGAACGTATTGCTTCAATTGCAACACAGTTTGATAATGCTGAGGTCTCTTATTCGTTCGAAGTTGAGGGAATGGCGGTAAAAAGACTACTAATTAACCTCTGGAAGAAACGGGGTAAGGATGCGAAGATTCAACTCCGCCTTGGACGAGATGTTAAGAATATTCGTGATAAAGAGTCCGTGCAGACATTAGCAACAGCTCTACGAGTTACAGGCGGAACTGCAGAGGGTGGTAACGAACCTATAACACTAAATGGATTTAGCTATGATGATGGAGATATCTATGTTGATGGAACACTTCTCAAATCAAGAAGTGCTATAGCAAAATGGGGAAGTTTGTGGAGCAATGGGAAGGATATTGAACGTACATACACGTTCGATACGACTTCACAATCAGAACTATGTGCACATGCAGTTACAGAGCTGAGAAAAGTATCAACACCAACAAAGACCTATGATGTAGATATTATAGAGTTGCCAGAAAATCTCAAGATTGGAGATACTGTTTATATCGTAAATGATGAAGGCGAATTATACATTTCAAGTAGACTTCTAGAACTTAAGACCTCTGTTACAGCAGATAAGAACGAAGCGACATTAGGAGATTTCGTTGAGAAGAATAGTGGTATAGATAAAGAGGTAAAGGAACTCGCGGAGAAACTGGCTAATATTAATACATCTCCAGGAAGTACGACAGCTAATACGCTCAGTCTTACCGTTGAGAGCTCACGAGGGGTAGTTTTTACTGACACATTGGTTGACACCAACTTAACGGCTCATGTGTACAAAAATGGTCGGGAGTTAACTGAAAGCGAAGTTGCTACGGTTGGTAAGATCATATGGTACAAAGATGGTAAAAAAACACATGAGGGCATGACATATAGAGTTCAGGATGTGGAAGCGGTGAGAGTATCCGCTCAATTGGAGGTGTAACATGGGTATTTTAGCTAGTGATAGCATAAATCTAACATCTATCAAATCTGTTAATGATAAAGCTGAAGAGGCTGCCAAAACGGCAACAGATTACATGAAATATGAAGCTGGCACAGGGCTAGTAGTGTCGAAGAATGCAAAGTCTAGTGAAGGAGCATCAACGGTACTCACTGATAACTCTTTGCAAATTCGCAAGGATGGGAAAAAGAGCGCTGAATTCGCTGAGGATAGAATCAGCTTTTTCGAACAAGACAAAAAGCTAATTGACATCAAGAGCATTAAGGATGCACGAGACGGCGACTACAACATTAAGGGCGCATCGATTGACTGCGGAGGCACTGGCGCTGTAAATGTGTTTGCAAATGACATAGTTAATCAAGGGCTACATGCGGCATTTACCGCTACAGCTGGATCATATAATTATGACACTAATACATCTAGATTTAAATCAGCGGCCGCAGACCTTACATCAATAAGTAAATCGGGAATAACGTCCCTCATTGTAGAGAGTGATGGCTCCAGGGCAGATGGTGTAATCGCTAGCTTGTCATACTCTGATAGGCTAGACGGCATTATTGAGCCTTTAATAGAGTTCGACAACAAGGGCACCGTTATAGCTAGGGCGGTGCGAGCTGACTCTATAGAGGGGCTATATGAGGACTCTCAAGTAACTGCGGGCGGTGTTGTGTGGAACGTTCGCAAGTATGCGGATGGTACAGCTATTGCAGAAGGAGAGTGGCGCGGTACCGTTTCAGCTGCAAATGCGTGGGGACCCGTCTACTACTCAGGAGGAACAAGCACAGCGTTACCTCCTGGTCTTTTTATTTCCACACCGTTAACTAGCGTGGAAATTGAGGCGCCAGATGGCGAGCTGTGGACAACTCGTAAGATTTCAACTAAGGACTATATCGGAGGCATTTACTACATATCAATGAGTAGGCTATCGAGGGTGGATGCAAGAATACTCTACAGAGCTACAGGAAGGTGGAAGTAATGATAGATTGGACAAGTATTATAGTGGCTGTTGTAACAGCTACAGGAGCAGGGGCGGGGTCGCTCTATGGAATTCGCAAGACTAGCTGTCTGACTGATTTTAAAATCGATAGATTGACAGAGGAGGTTAGACTGCATAACGACTTCGCGAGGCGCATCCCCGTAATCGAGGAACGTATCAAGGTGGTAAATCATCGCCTGGATGATCTCGAAAATAAGTTAAAGAATTAGCCGAGTTGTACTCGGTATTTTTATTGCCAAAAAGGAGGTAAAACATATGAAAATTAATTGGAAGATAAGGTTTAAGAACGGTAAGTGGGTTGCTATGTTTCTAGGTGCAGCAATTACCACAGGATACATGATTTGTGAAACACTAGGAATTAAAATACCCATTCCACAAACAGATGTTACCAAGATTGTCACAGCAATATTAGGACTTCTAGGCATGCTTGGGGTTATTACAGACCCTACTACAAAGGGAGTAGGTGATAGTGACTTAGCTATGACTTACATAAAACCTAGAGGCGAGATTGGCGGAGAACATACATCAGGATTTACAGCAATATCACAAGAGGAACACGATCCATCAGACGCGCCAATAGATAAGGAGGTGTAAGATGAATGGGAACAAAGTTATAGAGTATGCTAGAAAGTTTCTAGGGCAAGGCTCTGCAACATTCGCAGACTGGTACTATGGCTCAACCTCATATAGAGGTTGGGCATGGTGTGCGGTCTTTGTATCATATGTACTAAGCCATTTAGGTATTAAATGGGAGAAGAATAACAATGTCGCTAACGCACAGATTTGGTGTAGTAAAAATCTGAAATGGGTAAATCTGCCAGAGGCTCAAGCTGGTGATATTGTTATATTCTGTTGGAGTGGTAAGGGAAATAACTCCGGGAGCGGCTCAAGAGACCACATAGGATTTGTTATAAAGAGAAATGCGAATGGCACACTGACTACTCTTGAGGGAAATACGAGCGGTTCGAGAGTAGCTATAAGAATTAGATATCCTAAAAACATTAGAAACATTTATAGGCCGTATTACTCAACCACTCCAACCGTAGGGTGGATTCAAGATTCAAAAGGTTGGTGGTACAGGACTAAAGAAGGTAACTACTATAAATCAACCTGGGCACAGCTCGATGGTGCGTGGTACTACTTTGATAGTTCAGGATATGCTGTTACTGGATGGAAAGAAATAAAGAATAAGTGGTACTATTTCAACAGCGATTGCAAGATGGTTACAGGGTGGCTGTCAATTGATGGTAAGTGGTATTACCTAGAACCTAACGACGGAAGTGCCTATATAAGTGGTATGCATGCGATATCGGGAAAGAATTACTATTTTAACTCAGATGGAGTTATGCAAGTCGGCTGGGTAAAAAACGATAACGAATGGCAGTTCTATAATGATAGTGGCAGTAGAGTTGAAAAAGGATTAGTTATGGGTGATAATGCTGTCTTTGCTGTCAAGGATGGAAAACTTATCACTAATGGAACGGTAGACATTAAAGCAGACAAAGACGGAGCTATTTCCGTTATGTAATTGAGAGGGTAGCGCCCTCTCTTTTTTTATTGCAATTTTTAGAAAAAAGTTTAATAAAACTATTGACATATACGCCAATGACTGGTATAATAAATACAGAAAGGAGGTAGAAAGATGAGAAAGAAAAAAAGCAGCAACAAGGCTGAAATGCTTAACCTCATCACTGCAACTATCAATCTGATAGCTTCCCTAGCTACATTGATTATAGCAATAAGGTATGGTTAAGGCAAGGGGGATAACACAATCCCCCGCTCATCTAAAAAAGATAAAATGAAGATATTAGCAATAACATTAAGTAGTATAGCGATTGTATTGTCAATCTGTTCTATCATTATTACTTTAAAAAGGAGATAGTTATATATGGAACTAAAAGAAATGCGAAAGCTTCTTGGATTATCACAAGCGGCATTTGGGAGGAAGTATAACATTCCAGTAAGGACAATTGAGCAATGGGAGAGTGGTCGTAGAAAAGCCCCAATATATGTTCTTGAATTACTAGAAAGAGTAGTGACAGAAGACTCTGAGGCTGAAACGCATTAATTGCGTATTTACGATGGAAAGAGGGCAATTACTGCCCTCTTTTATTATTGTTCTGTACACGAATTATACACGAATAATACAAAATTCAACTTTTTGCATACAGCGTTAAATAGCTATAAACGTTGATAAATACACATTTTAAATCAATCAAAATCACTTAAAATCAATATAAAAAACTCCCACCGCCTCCACCATAAATCGGCTCTGGCCATGATTGGCCAGGGCCCTTTGTTTGTAAAGATTTCTAGGTTGATAATGTATGGATTTTGTGTCCGGAACTTAAGTTAGAGGAATAACTTTAAAAATATGATTTACCAATGAAAAACTGAATAAATGAACAGATAGAATGATGAAAGTATTGAATAAACGCACAAATGCTGACAAATAAATATTGAATAAACGGATACTGTGTGCTATAACATGTGTATACGAAGGAGGTAGTCTTATGTATTTTAAAAGGAAGGCATATGACAATCTAATAGAATGGAAAGAAAATTATGCAAACGAATATGCTGCTTTGCTAGAAGGAGCCAGGCGAGTTGGAAAGTCTACAATAGCTGAAACTTTTGCAAAAAATGAGTATAAATCATATATAATGTTGGATTTTTCTGAAGTTGCGGACAACATTAGAAACATTTTTGACGACATCGGGAATTTAGATTTGTTCTTTTTAAGATTACAAGCTGAAACAGGGATAACGTTATATGAAAATGAATCAATCATTATTTTTGATGAAGTTCAATTGTTTCCAAAAGCAAGACAAGCTATAAAACATCTTGTAAAAGATCATAGATATCATTATATCGAGACAGGGTCATTGATATCAATAAAGAAAAATGTTAAAGATATTCTTGTTCCTTCTGAGGAAAAAAAGATACATATATACCCAATGGATTATGAAGAATTCTGTCTTGCAATAAATAGTAATTATGAAATACTAAAACAAATTGCTGCATCAGGTAAAGGTCTGGGAGAGAGTACAAATAGGAAACTCATGAGGGATCTACGTATCTATATGGCAGTTGGTGGAATGCCTCAGGCGGTTGAAGCCTATATTAGAGGTGATAATTTCAAAAAAATAGATTTTATTAAGAGGCAAATTATTAGCTTATACGAAGATGATTTCAAGAAAATTGATTCTTCTGGTCGTTTGGCTGCCCTGTATCACTCTATTCCTGCACAACTTTCAAAAGATACGAAAAAGTATAGAATAACTACGGCTTTAGGTAAGAGGAATAATACAAAAGCAGAAGAATTCTTGTATGACTTGATTGATTCACGGACTGTTATACCTTGCTATAATTCTACAGATCCAGGTAGCAGTTTATCTGATACAAAGGATTTTGGCAGTTATAAACTCTATTTATCTGATATAGGATTGTTTGTTACACTCATGTTTATAGACAGACCCGAGGTAGAAAACGATGTGTATGCAAAATTGTTATCAGATAAGTTGCCTTCGAATTTAGGTTATCTTTATGAAAATCTTGTGGCACAAATGATAGCCGTAACAGATAGAGAGTTGTATTATCATACATGGGAAAAGAAAGAAAGTACCCATTATTACGAGGTGGATTTTTTAGTTTCAGAAGGTAGTAAAATAAATGCATTTGAAGTGAAATCCTCTGGAATTGGAAAGCATGAATCAATAAATGAATTTGCTGTCAAATATTCAAAACGAGTAAACAAAACATATCTTGTATCACAGAAGGATATAAATAAAGATGGCACTTTGCTGATGCGGCCGTTTTATTTATTCCCATTCTTAATATAGTTTTGATTTTCAAAATATTACTAAAATAATAC